CGACCACGTCCCCGTCGTGACCGGGTCGATGTTCAGCCGCAAGTGCCGGGTGCGCCGGGCCAACGGCAGCGAGGCGATCATGTGGGACAACGGCTCGATCTGGGCTGTGCTGCCCACCACCGAGACCGCTGGGCACGGCGCCCAGTACGACCTCGCCATCGCCGACGAGGCGTTCGCCCTGCCCGACGACCGGCTTGAGCAGGCGTTCAAGCCGACCATGATCACCCGGCCCGAGCCGCAGTTCTGGATCGTGAGCACGGCCGGCGACGTCAATAGCCACTGGTTCAACGCCAAGGTCGACGACGGCCGGGTGCGCGCCGAGCGTGGCCAGACCGAAGGCGTCGCCTACTTCGAGTGGTCGGCACCCGACGACGACAACCCGGCTGACGAGGCGACCTGGCAGGCGTGCATGCCGGCGCTGGGTCACACCATCACCGTCGAGGCGATCCGCTCCGACTTTGAGTCGATGCGCCTCACCGAGTTCCGCCGGGCGTACCTGAACCAGCGGCAGAACCGTCACGCTGTGGAGCCGTGGCAGGTCATCGCCGAGGACACCTGGCTGGCGCTGGCCGATGACCGCAGCCGTATCGCCGACACCCCGGTGCTGGCCCTCGACGTGACCCCGGACCGATCCAACGCTGCCATCGCCGCAGCCGGGCGCCGGGGCGACGGCAAGATGCACGTCGAGGTCATTGAGCACCGGACCGGCGTGGCGTGGGTCGTTGACTGGTTCGCCGAACGCAAGGGCGTGTACGGGCCGGTCATCGTCGACCCAGCCGGCCCGGCCGGGCCGCTCGTCGCCCTGCTCGTCGACGCTGGCGTGGAGGTGCGCACCATCACGTCCCGCTGGCACGCCCACGCCTGTGGCCAGTTCTACGACGCCGCCACCACCGACCGGCTGCGACACCTCGGCCAGACCCCGCTCGAGGTGGCGCTGGCAGGTGCGTCGCAGCGTCACTACGGCGAGCTGTGGCTGTGGTCCCGCAAGGACCTCACCACCGACATGTGCCCGCTCGTTGCGTGCACCCTCGCCCTCGGTGGCGTGTTCAACCCTGACGGGGAACCCGACGTGCCAGTGCGGGTCGTGTCACTGGCCGATCTTGACTGATGGAGGAGATGCTGTGGTAGCCGAGGCGTTGCAATGGTTGGGGCTAGGCTTGATCGCTGTCGGCGCCTTCTTGGTGTGGGTGCCGCTAGGCCTGTTCGTCACGGGGGCCTGCATCTTGGCTGTCGGGGTTCTCATGGACCCCAGAGTGAGGCGTAGGACGTGATCGGACGACTGCTCGAACTTCGTGGCAATGATGAGGCCCGCGCCGTGCGGGACCCTGCGTGGTCACGCTGGGCAAACGGCACCGACCTCACCAGCGCCGCCAAACAGGTCGACGCAAAGTCGGCGCTGGGCCTGCTCAGCGTGTACGGCTGCGTGCAGCTGATCGCCGACTCCATCAGCACCCTGCCCATCGACGTGCTTGACGGCCGGGACCCCCAGCCGCTGCCCGCCTGGCTGGAATCACCGTCACCGCTCGACCGGGTCGACCTGTTCGGCGCCGTGCTGTCGTCCCTCCTGCTTGAGGGCAACGCCTTCGTGGCGGTGGGCCGGACCAGCCGTGGCGCCGTGGGCACCCTTGACGTGCTGGCACCTCACCGGGTGCACGTCGACCTGGTCGGGCCGACCAACATGCCCGAGTTCTACATCGACGGCAAGCCTGCCCCAATGGAGATCATGATGATCCGGGGCCTGACCCTGCCCGGTCAGGTGCGTGGCGTCAGCCCGGTCGAGTACGCCCGCCAGGCCATCGGGCTGGGGCTCGGGGCCCAGGAACAGGCCGAGCGGTTCTACCGGCAGGGCGCTGTGGTGCCCGGCGTCATCCACTCCAAGTCTGACCTGAGCGTCGACCAGGCGCGCGAGATTCGTGACCAGTGGCTCGCCAGCCACGGCGGCGCAGCACGCGCCCACCTACCTATCGTGCTCACCGGCGACACCTCGTGGCAGGCGATCAGCGTCACGCCCGAGCAAGCCCAGTTCCTAGAGTCTCGCCAGTTCTCCGACGCTCAGATCGCCGGGCAGATGTTCCTCATCGAACCGTCGATGCTCGGCATCGCCGTGGCCGGGTCGTCGACGCTGACCTACCAGAACCTCGAGCAGCGTGGCCACCACCTGGTGCGCCACAGCCTGCTGCGCTGGATCATTCGGGTTGAGCGTGGGTTCTCAACCCTGCTGCCCACCGGCCAGTCGTTGAAGTTCAACGTCAACGGCCTCATGCGTGGCGACCTCACCAGCCGGTACAACTCGTACCGCATCGCCGCCGAGATCAACGGCCTGCTCGGCGCACCGCTGCTCAGCGTCCAGGAGATGCGTGACCTCGAGGACCTCGGGCCAATGGTCGACACCGGGCTAAACAACGGCGGGGCAGCCTGATGCCCTACTTCATCAGCAATGAGCAAGACGACTGCGACGGCTGGGCGACGATCTACATCGAGGACGACGGCACCATCGAGACCATCGGCTGCCACCAAAACATGAACGAAGCCGTGGCTCAGATGGTCGCCGTGTCACTTGACGAGGGCATCGACCCGGGCGGCGAGTATGAGCGCAGCGAGAGCCGTGCCGTGACGTCGTTCCAAACGTCGGACTGGCCGATGTTCGACCGGCGCTTCGCCGAGATGGTCAAGAACGACCACCCCGACATTTGGGACGCTGGCGGCAACATCAAAGGCGACGACCAATACACGATCCTGACCCGCATCGCCGAGCAGGGTGGCGCAGCCGACACCGATGACCAGGTCGCCGCTCTCGAGCTGCGTGAGGCGTGGGTCGCCCGGCACCGGGACAACTTCCGGCTGGCCGGCGTGGTGGCACAGATGAAGTGGCTGGCCATCGGCAGCCGTGGCGAGGACTACATGAAGAACCTGATCCGTGAGGAGATCGAATCCGAGCGGGCGTCTAGTCAAGGAGAGCGTCGACCCATGAAGCGGGCAGAACTCAACAACGTGCGAGAGGTGCGCCAGTGGGGCGTATCCGACATTGAGGTGCGCGAGGCAACCGACTCGGACAGCCTCACGTTCAGCGGCTACGCCACCGTGTTCAACGCCGACTACACCGTCGGCGACAGTTTCGGTGAGTTCACCGAACGCATCGCCCCCGGGGCGTTCACCCGCACGCTCGACGAAAACCCTGACGTCATCTTGAACGTCAACCACGCCGGCCTACCGCTGGCCCGCACCAAGTCGGGCACGCTCAAGTTGACCCAAGACAAGGTCGGCCTGCGGGTCAGCGCCGAACTGGACCGCAGTGATCCCGACGTCCAGGCCATCCTGCCGAAGATGCGCCGAGGCGACCTGGACGAAATGAGTTTCGCCTTCCGGGTCACAAAGCAGGAGTGGAGCGACGACTACCTCGACCGGACCATCACCGAGGTGAACCTGTCCCGAGGTGACGTGAGCATCGTGTCGTTCGGTGCGAACCCGACGACGGTGGCTGCCCTGCGCGCCGCCCTCGCCGACGAGGACGTGCGGGCGCAACTGTTCGCCGAACTCGATGAGCAGCGGGTCCTGACCACAGCGACCAGCGACGAGGCCGAGGCCGACGACGTTAAGGCTGCACCTGTTGAGGTCGCTGACGAGCCGCTGCCGCCCGCCGCTGAGGCCGACGTCGACGAGCTCGACGACGGCGACGATGAGGAGCGTGGTGGGGGGTTGACGGGTTCTGTCCCGGCCATCACCTACCATTTGACTCAACTGGTTGACCGGCGACTGCCGGCTTGACCAAACAACCTGCCCGTCCCTAACCCGGCGCCCGAGGCGCTGCGTGCATACCAGCAGGCAACCCATAGACACGCCACACCGTGACTCTTAGGAGAGCCTGATATGCACGAGTACCTCGAATCCCTCGTCGAGGCCCGCCAGAAGGCGTGGCACGAGGCGAAGGCCCTGATGACCCGGGCCACTGATGAAAAGCGTGAGCTGGACGGCGAAGAGCAGGCCCAGCTTGACCGCATCTGGTCAGACATTGACGCCAAGGATGTCCAGATCAAGGACATCACCGCACGCGCCCAGTCCGAGCGTGAGACCGACATCGCCCGTGAGGCGTACGCCGATCTCGTCCGCCCGGTCGAGGCGCCCGTCGTCGACGCTGTCGACGCCTTCCTGCGTGGCCAGACCAGCGCCCGTTACCTCGACATCGACATCCGCAAGGCGGCCGCTGAGAAGCGTGCCATCCGTGCAGGCGCCGGCGTCAAGGAACTGCGTGACCTGAGCACGACGGCTGCGGCTGGTGGCAACACCATCCCGACGTCGTTTGAGCGCACCCTCTACGACTTCCTCGAGACGGTTTCTGGCGTTCGCCAGATCGCTCAGGTCATCACCACCACGGGTGGCGAGAACCTGGACCTCCCGAGGGTTGCGTCGCACGGCACCGCCGCCATCGTCGGCGAAGGCACCGCTATTGCCGAGGCTGACCCCAGCTTCGCCAAGGTGACCCTCGGCGCTTGGAAGTTCGGCCAGCTGTTGCAGATGAGCGCCGAGCTCCTCCAGGACAGCGGCGTCGACATCGTCGGCTTCGCTGCGGCGGACATGGGCCGTGCACTCGGTCGGGCGACCGGCGCTGCGTACGCAACCGGCACCGGCTCCAACCAGCCGCAGGGCGTCATGACCTCCATCGGCACCGGCGTGACCGGCGGGACTGGCGTGGCGGGCGTGCCCACCATTGCCAACCTCACCGACCTCGTCTACAGCCTCGGCGATCCCGGCTACCGGGCCAACGCATCCTTCCTCATGCGGGATGCGACGGCAGGGAAGATCCGCAACCTGGTGAACACCAGCGGCGACTTCCTGTGGCAGCCCTCAGTGCAGGCCGGTCAGCCCGACCGTCTGCTCGGGTTCCCGGTCGTTACCGACCCGAACATCGCCGCTACGGCGGTCAACGCCAACAGCGTTGCGTTCGGTGACTTCCAGGCAGGGTTCGTCATCCGTGACGCCGGCTCGATCCGCATCGACCGGAGCGATGACTTCGCCTTCAGTGCGGACTTGGCGACGTGGCGTGCGGTTCTCCGCACCGACTCGGACCTCCGAGATGCCAACGCCATCAAGTTGTACCGGGGCGGCACCGCCTGACCCTGGCACAAGGGAGCGCTGACCCGGCCGGTTTCGTGGCGTCCGGCCGGGTCAGCAGTCTCCATTTCTAGTCACGACCAGCCACGCAGGAGAGCCACATGCCACTCGTGTCCTACCCCGGGCAAGACGTCGCCGACCTCGAGGCCGCTGTCGCCTCGGTCGAGAAGGGCAAGGGCAAGGTCACCCAAGTCGTCGGCAAGATGGCCGGCCGCTGGTACCTGCTCATCGAATCGCCGCCCACCCGCAAAGCGCCAGCCAAGGCTGCTGCACCTCGCGAGACAAGGGGCAAGGCGTGAGCCGCCCGATCCATGTGGTGGGCAATGCGCCCTACGTCGGCACCGGGTACGGCCAGCAGATCGACCAGCTGACCCGCCTGCTGCTCGCTGACGAGTACGACGTGGCCGTGACGTGCAACTACGGGTTGCAGTCGGCCAAGTTGGAATGGAACGGCCTGACCCTGTATCCGGCCGGGTACGACGTGTGGGGCAACGACGTCATCGCCGGCAACGTCCGGGGCCACTTCGCCGGGCGTCGAGGCTGGGTGCTCACCCTGTTCGACGTGTGGGTGGCGAAGGGTCCGTCGTGGGGCGAGATGAACGTGGCGTCGTGGGTGCCCGTCGACCACATCCCGACCCCACCCAAGGTCATGGACTTCTTCACCCGGTACAAGGCGCAACCCATCGCCATGTCCGAGTTCGGCAAACGGCAGTTGGAACTGTCGGGCCTTGAGCCGATGTACGCCCCGCACGGCATCGACACCGACATCTTCCGGCCCGGCATCACCGAGTGCAACGGCGTGACCCCACGCCAGATGCTCGACATCCCCGACGACGTGTTCGTGGTCGGCATGGTCGCAGCGAACAAGGGCATGTACCCGCCACGCAAAGCGTTTCCGCAGGCCCTGTTGGGGTTCGCCCAGTTTCACCGGAAGCATCCCGACTCGGTGCTGGTGCTGCACACCGAGCGCTACGGCATGGCCGACGGGTTGGAGCTGGGGCGCCTGGCAGAAGCGTGCGGCATCCCCGACGACAAGGTCATCTTCACCGACCAGTACGCCTACCGGGTGGGCCTGCCAAACGACGTCATGGCCGCCGTCTACAACGCCTTCGACGTTCTGATGGCCCCGTCGTACGGCGAGGGGTTCGGCATCCCGGTCATCGAGGCCCAAGCGTGCGGCGTGCCGGTCGTCGTCAGCGACTTCAGCGCTCAACCCGAACTGGTCGGCTCGGGCTGGCTGGTCGACGGGTTCCCGTTCTGGGACGAGGCCCAGTTGGCGTGGCTGCACTACCCGAACCCGTACACCATCGCCGAGGCGCTGGGTGAGGCGTACAAGGGCGAGGGGCGGCCAGATAACGCCCGGCGTCATGCCCTCGCCTACGACCACCGGGCCGTGTACGACAGCCACTGGCGCCCGATCCTTGACGAGTTGGCCCGGCGCATTGAGGTGCCCGACGTCGACGTGCAACCCGTGGACATCTCGGCGCTGTGATCCCTCGCATCCTGCACCGGGTCGTGCCGCTCGAGGTGCCGCCACTGTTCGACGAGTGGTGGGGGCAATGGAAAGCGCTGCACCGTGGCTGGGGCTACGCCACCTGGCGGGACCCGCTGAACCCTGACGAGTGGGAACTGGGGCCGCTGTTTGAGCGGTGCGCCACCGGCGCCCAACTGGCCGGGCTAGTGCGCCTCGAGGCCGTGTGGCGCATGGGCGGCGTGTACGTCGACATGGACATGGAGCCGCAGCTGCCCATCGACGACCTGTTGGACAACGCCTGCTTCATCGGCACCGAGGACGGCGCCATTCTCACCGACGCCATGTTCGGCGCCACCCGCAACCACCCAGGCATCCGGGCGTGCATGGACCGGCTGCTCGACGGCTACTGGTCCGACAACCCGTCAGACACCGGGCCAAGGCTCACCACCGACGTGCTGCGTGGCCGCAGCGACGTGACCGTGCTGGACCGTGAGGCGTTCTACCCGTACTCCTGGGAGGAGCCGCACCTGGCCGCTGAGGCGTTCCCGAACTCGTACGCCATCCACCGCTGGAACCACTCATGGAAGGACTGGCAGGCATGAAGGTCGTGGCCGGGATGCTCACCTACAACGCTGTCACCTACGGCCGGCTCGAACTGGCCAGGGCGTGCGCCCGCAGCCTCGCCGCCGAGGCCGACGAGCTGATCGTGTGGGACAACGGCAGCACCGACACCACCACCAAGTGGGTGGAATCCATCGGGGGGCACCTCTACGACAGCCCGGACGGCGTGACGACCTGCGGCCGGGGCATGAACATGCTGGGCTCGGCGTGCGCCGCTCGAGGCGACGTGGTGGTGCTCACCAGCGACGACATGTTCTGGCGGCCCGGCTGGCGTGAGGTGCTCACCGACTTCTGGACCGCAGCGCACCCCAAGGTGATCCTGCTGTCGGGCCTGTTGGAACCCGACTACCCGTGGTCGACGCCGGTGGGTGGGTACACCGCAGGCAACACCACCGCCCTGCTGCGCCCCTCGCTGCCCGGGTCGGGCTGGACGTTCCGCAGCCGGGACTGGCCGACCATCGGCCCGGTGCCCGAGACCAGGGGCCACGACGACGTCCCGACGTGCGAACGCTTGGTGCGGGACGGGTGGCTGCTGGCCGCCGTCGACATCGCCGACCACTGGGGCGAGGAGGTGTCGACGTGGGGCAACCAGTCGGCGCTGTACGCCAAGCCGCTCGACACCAAAGGGGTCAGGGTCACGTCGCTTGCGGGGGCTAGCATTGACCCCACTGGTGACGCCACGCCGGGCCAAGGGCAGGTGTGAGCGTGCAGTACGTCGAAATCGGTGAACTCAAGGCGATGCTGCGCATCACCGACTACGTCGACGACGAGCTGCTTAGCGCCCACATTGACGCTGCCAGCCGCACCGTGGACGACATCTGCCGGCGCACCTTCGACCTGGCTGACACCGCCACCGCCCGCATCTACCGCCCCGACTCGTCGCTGATCGTCCGACCCGACGACATCGGCTCGGCCACCGGGCTGGTCGTGCGCATTGACGACAACCTTGACGGCACGTTCGAGCGCACCGTCACCGACTACTCCACCGACCCGGTCAACGCCTTGGCGCTGGGCAAGCCCATCACCCGGCTCGTGGCGTACGACACCTACTGGCCCATCGACATCCGGCCCACGGTGCAGGTCACGGCCCGTTGGGGCTGGCCAGCCGTCCCTGAGCCGGTGCGCTCCGCCACCGCCATCCTGGCCGGACGCCTCTACAAGCGGGCCGACAGCCTGCTGGGCGTCGCCGGGTTCGGCGACCTCGGGGCGATCATGCTGCGGGCCGTGGACCCTGACGTGCAGCGCATGTTGGCCCCGTACACCCGGCCGATGGTGGGCTGATGGCCGGGAAGTTGTCGGACCTGCGGGCTGGGCTGGCCAAGAACCTCGGCACCATTCCGGGCCTGCGGGTCGCCCAGCTGGTGCCCGAGCAGGTCAACCCGCCTGTGGCTGTGCTCACCCGTTCCACCGTCAACTACCACCTCGACATGCGTGGGGGCCTGACCGAGTGGCAGATGCAGGTGCAGCTGGTGGCGGGCCGCATGGCCGACCAGCAGGCGCAGCGCACCATCGACGCCTGGCTGGACTGGGACGGCGACTACTCGGTGCGCCGGGCCATCGAATCCGACCAGACCCTTGACGGCTCGGCGCAGACGTGCATCGTCACCAGCGCCGACGCCTTGACCACCCTCCAGATCGGCGACAGCGAGTACCTCGGCGTCGTCGTCAACGTGACCGTCTACGCCTAGGAGGCGAACGTGCCTAGTTATCGAGTGATCGGACCCCGTGTGGTAGACGGGGTTGCACCGGGTGGGACGCTAGAGTTATCCCCGGACGAGGCGCACTGGCTCATTGAAGCCGGGCACCTCGAACGCATTGCCACGAAACGCAAGTCAGCACCAGCGGCCAAGGCTGCTGACGCTGGCGTAACCGATTCGGAAATCGACCCAAGCGAGGGTGGCAATGTCCAAGATCGTTCTCACTAACTGCGTCGTCAAGGTTGACACCGTCGACCTCAGCGATCACGTCAACCAGGTCACCGTGACCGAAACGGTCAACGAGGTCGAGACCTCGGCGTTCGGTAACTCCAACGTGACCCGGGTGGGTGGCCTGCGGGACTCCAGCATCAGCCTGACGTTCCACCAGAACTTCGCCGCCGGCGAGGTGTACGCCACCCTCAAGGACAAGGTCGGCAGCATCGGCACGGTGCAGGTCATCCCGAACGGCACCGCCATCTCGGCGACCAACCCTTCGATCTCCCTCGAGGTTCTCTACACCGAGATGAGCCACCTCGACGGCAGCATCGGCGAGCTCAGCACCGCATCGGTGACCTGGCCCGCCAACTCCATCACCAAAGCAACAGCCTGATCCGTTAGGAGCCACGCATGGCAATGATGCAGCTTGAGGTCACGTTCGTGACTGGCGACCCGGTCGTCGTCAACATCACCCCCAAGGTGATCGTCGACGCCGAGCGCCACTTCAAGATGGGCATGAGCAAACTGTTCGGCGAGAACTCGTCGATGGAGCACATGACCTGGTTGGCATGGAAGGGAATGCTGGCCGGCGGCTACGAGGTCAAGACCTACGAACTGTGGCTTGACAACGTGGCAAACGTCGGAGCGGCAAGCACGCAGGAGGCCGGTCTCCCTTTGCCGACACCCTGACCCTTCTCCTCGCCCGCATTTCTCTGCACTCCGGGATCGCACCCAACGATTTGCTAGAAGCGCCGCCGGAGGTGTTTTGGGCGATGGTCGAGGTTCTCAGGGAGCAGGCAAACGAGGCAGAGAAGGCAAGGGGTAGGCGGTAACGATGGCCGGCAAGGCAGCGATCCAACTCGAGGGCCTCGACGCCACCCTCAACGCCCTCAAGACGATCAGCCCGACCTTCCACAAGGAAGCCCGCAAACGCATCCGCAAGGTGCCCGCTGAGGTCCAAAAAATGACCAAGGCCAGGGTGCCCAAGCAGCGGCCGA